ACCATCCTTAAATAATTGCAAAGCATTAGCAGTATCAGGATTATTGGATTGATCTAATTTTAATTGATTATAATCTTCTAAAATACTATCCATTGCATTAGTAACATCTGTTTTGCGTTGTAAAGATACTTGTGCTGAATAAAATTGTGTTGCAATATCTGTTGCCGTATTAGCGACATCTTTGAGTGCCAAGGCTGGAGCCATAGCTGCGGAAGTTACATCAGGTAATCGTGTTGGTTGTCCTGGTGCTTCGGATGTTGGTTGTGTTTGTGATTTATAAACTGGAATTTCGACCATTATGCCACACCTCCATAAGTATCAATATATTTTTTTTGTCCATAAGCAGAGAGCATAGATTGACCAGCTCCTAAGATAAGTGAAGTTCTTGCAGATCTTGCACGAAACATTGCTACATTACCTTCCATACGAGAAAGTACCGCTGACTCTTTATAATCATCAGATTGAATTTTCGCATTATATTTAATATTTTCTTTTTCTAATTCTGCTTCAGCTATATTATTTTGCATAACTTCAATAGGAGTACCTTCTGAAATAACAACTCCTGATTTAAGAAATGCCATTTCTGTTGCTGATTGTAGAGATGCAAAACGACTTTCAAATCGCTTAACATTATATTCTCCCATTTTAATGGCTTGGTCTGATTTATTATTATACACTTGTGCATTTCGATCAGCGATGGATTGTTGGTATCTTCCAGCTGCCATTGCTTGTTGACCAGCAAGTAAACTTGCACCCGCTGATACACCCGCACCTACCATCATTACTGTTGTTGGAGCCATTATATTATCCTCGCATATCTATAATAATCTTCATTGTTTTGATATTTTTTCATTAATCCCTCATTCTTTAATCCTAGCCATTCCGCAAATCTTTGACCAAGTAAAAAATCTTTTTTAACCGCTGTTTGTAATCGATTAATATTATTATCCCGAATAAGTTTGTTCATTCCAAGTAAAATAAGTTTTGCAGATGCAATACGATTATGCCAAATTTTATTTGATCCCATTACCCATCCTTCAAAAACACCTTCCCACATCGGAATAACACCACCTGAACAAATAATATTATTATCCTTTACGGCACTAAAACACATTTTTGGAACCTCTAAATTATTTAATTGTTCATGTAATTTTTTATCTAGTTGCATTAAAGGATCATTCATAATTTCATTAATCATCATGTGTGCATGATCATTAATAAAAGGAATAATTTTTATATTAGCCATCGTTAGTCATTACCCTTGGATAAATAGATAAAACAGTTAAAGGTAGTGGTTGTGTTTGTTGCACATAAATATACCCGTCTGTTTCAAAATCTCCTCGAAATTCAACTTGTTTATCACCCGTAAAAGCGGGAACAGCTGTATCCATACTATCCGCACTTGAACGAAATGATATGCGTTCCATATTTGTTAATTTTGATCCAACCGTTACACCAACACTTTTATATAAACGAAGTGTTACTTCATTAATTCTTTTTGTTCGTGATTGACTTGTGCCTTCATCTGATCCTCTTCCTTCAATACGCATTGTTTGTAAGGTAGAGTTATAAGGTAATCCAATTTGAGCTTTTGTGGCAGCACGATCTAAAGTTAAAGATCCACCTGTCATAACAGGTCCACTTGAAACACTTTTAACTGGATGGGTTGCACCATCCGCTAAAATAGTAACACTTTCATTTTCCAGGTGTTCTAATCCAGTAATAGCAGTTGTTGAAGTTCCATCATAAGTTAATCCACTATCAACATAAAAAGCATCTGCTTGATCAGAGCCATAATCAAATGGTTGTAAAAATTCTACATATCGTCTTGTTGTGCCATCAATCGTTCTTTTAACAATTAAATATAATTGATCTTCATCCGAGTCCGTTGGAATACTTGCAACACTTTCCACCACCGCAATACCTTCATTAGCTGTTGCTAGTCTTGTTGTATCCGAAGTTGTAATTGTAATAGGCGATGTGCCTGTTTTAGATGTTTCTTTAATTGTAACAACGGCTGCGGAAGGATTGGCTATTGTGAAATCAGCATGTGCGTTGATCGCTGTATAAATATTATCAGCCGTAGTATCGTTACTTTCATTTGGTCGCCATCCTGTTGAACTTGACGGTGAAGTACCACCAGCAGCTTCGGATGTAAATGTAACAGATGTGCCATCTGATTTTGTAATTGTAATTGTTGTACCTGTTGCAATGTTTCCATAATCGGAAACTGTTATTGTTGCTTCGCCAAATACACCGCCTAATTTATGACGATGCCATCCCACAACTTCTTCTGTTCTTGCATAAGTCATGCCTAATAAATATCCATCACCACGAACCATCCATACAACTGAGTCAGGCTCTTGTTGATAAGCCATTTCCGTTATTAAATTTTCTGTAATATGTTCAGCTAGTAATGTCATGTCAGGAGCAACATACGAGTCCACATTATAATTATATGTTAATTCTCTAATTTTTCTTTTTGCTCGCTGTAGAAATAATGTAACATTAGCAACCTGGATCGCATCTACATTTGCTGCACCATAGTTTGTTTGTCTTTGGATTTGAACATTTGTTGGTGTAATAGGGGATGTCGTTCCTGATGCACTAACAACAAATTCACCGCCTAAAGTTCCTACAATTAAAGATCGTTGAGCTGATAAATAACGAATAGCATTTACTTTATTGGATGCAATCGTATAAACCATCGCATCTGTATCATTACTACCTGTTGTAAAATTTGTATAATCAGCACCTTTACTAAACCAAACAGTTTGTGGATTATCATTTGATCCCGCAAAAACTAATCGTTGTTCAAAAAAAGATACACAACTTGGATATTTATCACTTGCCGTATTTAAGTTCGGACTAACTGATCCGCTTAATGAAGGAGTGGCAAAGCTCCAACTTGTGTGTCCTGTTCTTGTTAAAGTTCTAATTGCATAGCTTGGATGAACCAAATACATCGTATCTGCTGACTGTGCAAACTTAACCGTTGGTATATCTGCCGTTGCATATGGGGAAGTAATTTCATAAATTTTATTTGCTACACCTCCAGATGTATAAGTTTGATAGTCCGAGCTATTAATATTATTTGCATCCACATCTTGTAATTCAAAAGTATTCGTTGTTTTGTTCGCAACTTTAAATGTTCGACCATTAACTTGGTTCATTCCAGCAACACTTGAAATAATAACATAATCCCCATTAGAATATCCATGCGAGGAAGATGTAACAACGGCTGGATTAGCTTTGGTAATAGCCGTAATGGTTTTATTACTTTCTGTAATAATGCCACCATCCTTATAGAACCGCATATATAAATTACCCAGTTCCAAAATATAAGTTTGTGTTGTTGAAAATTCAAAAGGTATAAGTCTGGTTTGTGCCGAACTTGTTTTTACTTCATGAATAAATTTTGTGCCTGGTCGTCTGGTTGCTCCACCATGAGGATGAATAACCATATTCTCCATTGTTTTTGCACCATTATAATATTTACTTAAATCCGTTCTTCCATCTAAACGAGGAGAAAGTTCCCCAGCTGTGAAGTTGGTAAAAGCAGTTGTTTGCCTTGCCATTAATACCTCGAGTTAATAAATGTGCTTGAGTCTATAACTTCTGCCGTTCCTTCAGTTGCATCAACAAATCGAGCTTCTTTAATTTTTCTCTCATATTGCTCTGCCAAAGTTGCTGCTAGTGTTGCATTAGAAGTAACTGCATATGCTAATTCTGCCGCTAATCGTGTTGCGATTGTTTCCTGGAGTAAAGTATCATATTCATTAACATCCGTAATTTTAGCAATATAAATAAGATAAACAGTTGCTTCATCCGTTAATAATTTTCTTCCCTCAATTTTAAAAACTTGTCCATCATCCAGATCAGAAGATGATCCATCATGATGACCACCAATTTTTAACACACGCAAGCAGTCTGCTGGCAATGTGTATTGCTTTGCATATTCATGCGTTGGTGTATCACTATCTTGTGCCAGTTGTACTCGTTTAATTAAACAATTCCAGGTATGTGTTCTAAAAACGGCATCCCTAATAGGATCATATCGCTGGTTCAGCAATCTTGCGTTTTTTGAATCTTCTGTAATGTCTGTAATATTACTTGCTCCCAACATATTTAATGCTGAGTTACATATTTCTACTTTTGATGCCATGATTTCCTTAAAAAATTAAATAAAAAAAGAGGGGAATAAATCCCCTCTTAATCGACTTTTAGTCAACAATGTAAACGATGTAACCTACCAGGTCATCACCATCTGCTATTGCTGTGTCTTGTGATGTAGCACGAAGAACCACTCCGTCTTTACTTTCAAAGACATGAGTTCCGCCAGTTGCTTTTGTTGCAGCTAAAGCTCCTTCCATATCGAAGTAGCCAACTGTGTCAACACTTTCACCGTCAACTAATCCGTCAGGATCAGCCGCAGTAGTAGTGCCGTCTTGTGCTGTGTACGCATCCCATCCAAGATCTAATGTTGCTGAAGAAGTTGTCCAGTTCACATAAGCTCTTGATAATGCTAATAACACTCTCACTCTTCCAGCTGGTAATTCGCCAATAGCAACTGAAGAAGTTGCATCGCCAGCACCATCCTGGTCGTGAGTGAAGAACATAACTCTTAATTTGCCATGCTCTTCTGTAGTTTTATTATTAACAACAGGAGTTGCAGTACGGTTAGTATATTCAGTTGATTTCTGAGTTGTAACAGCCATTTATCCCTCCTATTATTCGTCACACGGAATTTGAACTACTTTTTCTTCTTCCATACGAGTTGCTCCGATTGACATGCAATAGTACACTTGAGTTGCATACGACTTATCATCTCTTTCAGAGATACGAGCCGTAATATCTTTTCCTATTGCAAGTTTAACAGCATCCTCGGTGAAAGCAAAAATAAGCCTATCATCCGTGTTGGTTGCATCAAGGTTAAGTCTATTTGACATAATAAATTTAAAGCCAAGGAAGGAATCAATTTGTCCCATCGCTAATGCCTTAACTGTATTGTAGTCAGAATTTTTAACCTCAGTCGTGTTTAACAAGTCACTTATTTGAGTTGCTCCACAAACGACATATCGTTTTAATGATGGATCTACATCTTTTAAATCCATTTTCTTTTTTGCATCAAGAAGTTTAGCAATCGTTAAACCATCAGATTGGTTTGATGTTGCAAACTTTTGAGTGCTTGGTAAAGCGGTAGATGTACTACCAGTTTCACCAGTATAGGCTGTGCCGCCTAAAGCTGTAATGATAACATCATCCATAGATCTACCCATTGCTG